AAGAGAACCGGTGTCAAGAGAACCCGTATCAAGAGAACCGGTGTCAAGAGAACCCGTAGTATCAAGAGAACCGGTGTCAAGAGAACCCGTAGTATCAAGAGAACCGGTGTCAAGAGAACCCGTAGTATCAAGAGAACCGGTGTCAAGAGAACCCGTAGTATCAAGAGAATCGGGGGTCAGGGACTTAATTGTCACCGGTTGTTCAATATATGGATTAAATTCATAATCAAATATCGCCACCTCAACATATGGTGAATATATCGTGTTTGTGTTTGATGAGAAAAACTTAATATTTCCTGATCTAGATTTTGTATCATCTTTAAATTTTAATAAAATTCCGTGGTTCTCAATTGAACCAGAGATCCAGTAATGTACAAATGTCGTTATATCAAGTTCCACATCGGATGTGACCTTATTAAGTTTGTGGGATTTACTTATAGTAACATCTTCCCCAGATTCTGTATTTTTAACTGACGAAAACCACGCACCACCACCGCCGGCTATTTCAATTGCTTTGTCAACACTCCACCTCGTCTGAGCTTCATTTCTATGTATCCATGTTGCACCCGGATATGTATGCTCGGCATCCGCGAATCGGCCTTTGCCCTCTTGCCAACTCTCGGAAACTGGATATGCTTCTATTTCGCATACATGATCCAGTTCAAGACTACTAACCACCTTGAGTTTTAAAACAAACCTCGCACCGAGTTTTTTGAATTTTACTAAATCTTCTTGTTGGAAACTGATGAGGGTTCTTGATATGATTGGTCCATGGGTTGGGGTGAAATCAGCCGTTATTTCCACAATCTCATCTGCACCCGTATTTAGTCGGGTGGAGTTGCTATAAATTGTACAATCTTTATCTGGATATATAAACTTTATCATTATATTACTCTCCCAGTTATATCTCTGTCGGGATATTTTAACTCAAATATGGACGGGTCCATAGATGGGTATATTGTTTTTCCAACAGTTGCTCCTGTGATGTCATACTCGTTTTCAGAATATTCCCCATCTTCTATATTACGATTTATAACCTCAACATCAACAACCGACCGTACACCTGCAACATTTGATAATGTCAATTCAATTTCACCAATTTCTATGGGTTGCATTATTGAAATTTTATCAATAGTAAACAAATCAGAAAGTTGCGTGATGCAGTTAAGCAATACTTCTTTTTTGTTAAAATTGTGAAATGTTGATATTTCAAAATTAATACCAAAGTTTATGATGAATGCGTTTGTTATATTAACACCATCTGTGAGTATTCTGTATTTACTTAGATAAGTCTTTAGGTTCTTAAGAATAAGTTCGTTGGGGGGAATTAAGTATTTGTTGTTATCATATGACAATACATATAAATTGATAGCAAGTGGGTTGTTGAGTTCTCCATAAACCACATTCATTCCATTAGGAGTGACTTTCGCATCATCGGCAAATGCTTGCTTGAAAATATTAGTCTGGGATCGGGTGTCAAGTATTCCATCCTTGGAAACATACGCCTTGGCAATGCTTCCAAATTTGGGGGGCATTGACATTGCCCGGATTACATAGTCATCCCGAGTGACTGCACGTTGTTGTGATGAAAATGAAGCGAGTCCGTTTTGTCTGATTTCTTCATCCGTCTCGGCCGATTTACCACCTATACCAGGAAGTGGGTTGTTTACACGGAGACTACTTTTTATTGTATCAAATGCTTTTCTTTCGGATATGTCTAGATACTCGGTACTTTCTGAGAAAACTACTGATTGAATTGTATTTAGTGTATTTGCTGAGATATTTGACTCAATTCCACCACCCACATAATATTTAATTGTTAAATTTGTGTTTGATGGGGCCGAACCATAACTATTCGACTTGAGGAAGTTGCTTGGATCTATGGCATTCTCAAAGTTTTTTGATGTGTGTAAAGTCTTTCCCAAATTATTTATACTGGGAATTATTATTTCGTCATCGAACTTATCACTACCAGCACCAAACTCCAGTGTAGTTGTATTGTCGGGGTTTACAATTGTTATGAATCTACGAGATGTTTTTATGTATCTAAGTATGTGGGGGACCGAATCGGCAAATTTTGAATAAATGGGGTTGTTTTTGTAATTATTTGATTCTTCTACTGGAACCGTGTCCTGAGCCAGATAGGGGACTTCATAATATATATTTCCATCGGAGTCTGTTACCGACAAGACCTCTATTACATTCGTGTCGGAGAGGGTGACTTCATAAAACTCACTTGATTCACCAACAGTTACCGTCTTGGTTTGTAGTGTTCCTGCACTTGCAAGTGCAGTCTTTTTGAGCAAGTAAAACGTTGGTTGGCCGACGTCGTCTCTTTCATATACACTCACCTCCCGCGGAGAAAAGTCAGTCGTTTCGTTAAAATTTATTTGCTTAGTTGTTCTAAACGGAGGGGACTGGCCATCACTTGATGAAATCTCGAGGCCTTCCTGTATGTTTAATGCAAACCTAAAGTCGGGTTCGGCATGGGAGGATTTTCCTATTTTTGACGGAACCAGTTGAAACACTTCAATTTCGGTTGTTGCGGCCACCGAAGTTCTTATCTTATACCCCAGATAGTTTGCAAGGTTGATTATATTTTTTCGTTCGGATGAATATTGTAGAAACCCCTCTTTGAACTGATGATCAATATAGTAGGACAGAACATCTCCCACATAGCTGGCCAGTTCTATAAACATCATACCGGATGAGTTTTCACTGAAATCTTTATATGTGGATGAATAGTACGACTTGGCATATTCTATTAAATTCTCACGAAAGGAATTGAAGTCCTTACCTGTGTAATTTATATCTTTTCCACCCACACCAGAATTTGTATATAAATCATTGGCCATTTTATGAAACCTCCAGTTCAAGTTCTTCCCGTGATCCGGGAATTGATAAAATAATAAATGTAATATATAAAACCGCGGTGTTTGGTGCAGTATCTATCTCTCTATCGACACTAACCGAAATAACTGATATCTCAGGCATCCATTTGTCCGCTGCCTCATGTACCGCATCCACCAGGAGTCCATCATACTCATCTTCACCCGGATTAAATAAAAGACTTCTTAAATCACTTCCATAGGTGGGCATCATGGGACGCTCACCCTTTGCAGTCATTAATAACATTTTTAGATTTGTGTGAGCGCGCTCGATGTCGGAATATGTCTGTTGAAAGTAACCCGAGTTGCCGCGGGTATATGGAAGCATTATCCCTACTGGAACATCTCTGTTCATGCAACCGTTCCTCGTTTTTTATCTACTAATTTTAAAACATCTGAGTAGTTTCGTGTTAGTGCAGCTGTTAGGTGGTCTGGCAACGAGTCGGCATCAACCGCCTGACCTTGGAGATCGGTGAGTTGGGGTTCTTCACCTACCCGTGGGCCCTCTGTAGGAATTCCACCCACAGTTTCGTTTAATACTTGGTTTAGTGCTTCGTTATTACTATATCGTTTGGTCGCAGGTTTCTTTTTTACGGGAGACACCTTGGTTTCAGTCCGAAGAGCTTCTTTTACAAGTTCTACTGGACTGGACTCATTGGGCCCGAGAGACGATGATAATATTTCCGCCACTATCTTGGGTAACGACGCGTTTAGTTCCTGCCGAACGGCGGACCTTATTATTTTAACTAATTCTAATTTTTTCATGTATATATAACCTTTCTATCCAGATATAAATATCCGTTCACTCAATAAAGTTGGGGTTCTTGCTTTTAAAGCTGCTAAGCTTCCCTGTTGAACCGGAGTTCCTGTCGTTACGTAGGGGTCATTGTGTGAATGGCCGGCCAACCAATCGCATAAATCGTCCAACCACCACTTTGTACAATCTCCTTTTAGTGTTGGGTGGTTTCTTGTGGTGTATAGACCCAAATGTACAGTTGGTGCTTCAAACGATGCATGACGGTCTGATTTTACAACAAATCGTTGCTTGCAATTCATTGTTATCTCATCATCCGTTGTAATAAAAAACTTTCTCTTGGAAAATAAACCCATTTCTTGTGTCTTTGCTGAAATTAGTATCCTCTCCGAGTTCATTACGATTTGATTACCGTTTAATGTCGTGGGAAGTTGCACTCCGAATATTATTCCACCACTCTGTTGTTCCAGTACCTTGTTTTCCGTCTTTTCTATCTCCGTTTCAAATTTTTCGGTATGGACTTTGTCTGCATCAGCAAGTACTTTGTTAACCTCCTCTGTGTCTTTTAAATTCTCAAGATCGTTGGGGTGTAATAAACTCACTGCATTTAAGTCCGCACCTTCAAGGACAGTTCCTTTTAATTCTTCTTTCGTAATAGTTTCTCCTGTGTGAAACGAGGTTACTTCATCCGCATCTTCTGCGGCGGGTGGACCTCCCACTGGTTTCTTAAATTTTGTTTTGCTTTTAGTTTTTTCAAACTCTTTATTTTCATTTTGTTCATAGGTATCTTCTTTTATACTACCATCTTCGTCAGTATACGTGTCATAAACTATACTTTTGTTTTCCGTTTCATATGAAACTCCCGGAGTTCCAATCTGTTTGCTCGTTGATTCCGTAAAATCGTGGGAAGCCTTGGCATCGTTTTTTATTTGAGATTGAAGATCTGAACTTGTTGTTGGTTTCTTACCGAACTTGGTTGACATTTGTTCAGTTGGAAGTTTAGTCTTCATTTCCGACATGGATGATTCTATTTGTGCCAGCTGTTCTTCTTTTTTTATGCCGAGGTGGTCTTCTACGGATTTAATATTTGGTTTGGTTATTGTATCCGCGGATGGGGTGTCTACTTTATTCTTTATATCATCTACTTGCGTAGATATTGATTTTTTAGAATAATCAGATTTTATATCACTTGACAATTGGCAATCTAAGGACGGGGGTGACAGTGTCGAACCCGCTGCATGATTTTTTTGGAGTGGATTTTTAAGTTTTAGTGAACCATACCCATCTCTCTCGATGCATTCTTCAGCGGCCGTTCCTTCGTCAAGCACTGACCAGGACCCTTCCCAAAACTGCGTTGGATCATTTACTTGAAGTGTGTCTGCTCCGGCGAGGACAGGTTTTGTTAAGTTGTCTGCTACACCAAGTTTGGGTTTGGTAGACGATTTCCGTTTCGACTTCATTTGCTCTATTTGTTTTTTAGCACGGACATTTTCTTTAATAAAACTCTTTTTTTCTCGTGAGGATAAATCCTTTAACACGGACTGCTCTGACGCAGAGGGAACATACTCATCAATTTCTTTTTGTGTGACGGGTTGGTTAAACGGAGATTTCTCTGTGTCTGATATTTTATTGATCTCCCCTTCAGAAATTGGTGTTTTGGTTGTGGTGTTCTTGTCCCAGCCGGTTTCTCTTTGCAGCCCCGTCCTTGCATCAAACTCAAGGTTAACCAAATCTTTGTTTCCTTGGGCAATGATTATATCGGTTTTTCCTAAATTACATGCATCACACTTTAACGCACCAATGTCACCTGCGATTGATTTAAATTGTTGGTCAAACCCGAAGTCATTTCTGGCGTGTGTGTCGTATGTGCCGGCCCCTATTAACTTCTTACCAACCGACTCAGTCAGGGCCTTGTTCGTCAAACCACCGGCAAAGGATTTTCTAAAGGTATCAATTGTATTCGAACCATATTCCATGTTTTCCACCCAATCACACAAGTTAAATAAAACATTTGCTATATTTAGGTCACCCAAATCAAAACTTGAAAAATTAAATTTAAGATTTTTCAGTTTGTCAAATATTGACTTTAGTCTATCAAATAAATCTAAATTTATACCAAGGGTCAACAATAAACCTAGTGACTCTTCTGTATCCGAGTTATATCCTCCAGGGCCCCGCTTAGTTCCTTTTAGGCCCGCACACAAAAGTTTTAGTCCAAATGCAGCCAACTTAAATACCTTAAACATCGAAGAATCACCAGGGCCTATGCCGAGCATATCTCCACCCGGAACATCAATACCAAGAGCAGATGCGGCCATTAACGATGCACCTGTCTTGTTGTTACCCAGAAATCCCGAAGACTCTCCTCTTGCTCCGGAAATAGAACTGACGAGGCCGGACTCAAATGTAGAATTTAATGAAAAATTTCCCAACCCAACCGAGTTGATTAAATGTTTCTTTTTCTGAGTGTCTGACATTGATCTCTTTTGTTTGTTGCTACCCGGAGTTTCTATAAACGACATTAGTTGTCCAGCAGGTTTGCCACCAAGACGAGTTCCTAGTTTGCCGGCCGTATTGGGGTCTACCGCAAGACCGAAGGATGCGGTGAGTGCACCTGATATGTTTCCCGAGGATGCATATGATGCTACATCTCGTTGCGGAAGAGAGTTGTTGCGGTTCTCTTCACACGATTTACAATCTGAAGTTTTCTTTGACATATCTAATTAATTCTTCCCTCACCTGGTCTTGCGATTCGTGTAGCAGAGTCAACTCGTACATAGTTTGGATCACTTCCAATACCCACCTTGCTTTGTCGTAAATATTCCAGACCTCCAAATGTTTTGTAAACACAACCACGTCTCGGATAACTTACATTATCATATGTGTGAGTTACTGTTGACACGAACTTTGAAACAGTTCGGCCGGATGTAAGTTCAATAGAACCCCCATCTTCATTTATGTGTTCCAGTATATTATATTGAAATGCTTTTTCTGGTTCTGTTGTTTTACGTTGACGATTTCTAATCAATATACTGGGGTTTCCCAAATTGTCGGCATAGGACTCCCCGTATCCGAGGTCAGTTCCAACATCAATTGACGGATCGTTTTCGAAGCACCCGAACCTTATACTACTTCCATGTCTACTTTGAATAATCGTATCCCCCTCAAAGTGTTTCAGAGGTCGAACCTTGTTGTTTGCCTTGAAGTATTTTCCTAAGTATGGTTTGGAGCCGTCAGAACCACCATACTGGTTTGTGTCAGGCCACAGATCTGATTTATTTAGTGCACCTGATAGTGATCCAGGACTTGTTTCGGCCGTTACTCCGTTTTGCATCCCGTATCTATGTTCGTGTTGGAAGTCTGCACTATTATTAATAAAATTCCGAGAGTTTAATCTACGGGTATAATAAAATCTACCCATATAACGTGAAATTATGACAACTTCATTTACAAGTGGATATTCAACTATACCGGTTTCTCCCGGAGTTACCCAATCAAGGTGGTCAACGGGGGTCTGTTCTTGACTATTTATCAATCTGACCCTGGCACGACCTATCCAAGAATAGTCTGGTGTGTTGGGGTTGTTATATCCGTCTGGCCAGGTTGATCGCTCCACGGTCGGTGATATTGGACCCATTGCCGTAAAGACGGGGTGTGTTTCGTCGCGAATAACATCAACTACCACGGCGGCCTCAAGTTCATAGAAAAAACTTGCATCTGGTTTGGTTAAGTGAGACTTACGAGATGTGGTGAGCTCACTTTTTAAAGTTTCACGGGTATTCGTCTTAGTTTGTTTGGTTGTATACGCCATTTATTTATTGCTCTTCTTTTTTTGCAAACTATCTAGGTCAACAATAATTTCAGACTCTGCTTTTTTAAGTTCGTCTACTTCCAGTTTTACACTATTAAGTAGTTCTTCTTTTTCGGAATCGGTTAACCCAGAACCCGCTCCATCGGCCGAAGGGTCACCCCCAGCACCACCACTCAGATATCTCTGTAAGACGGCTGACAATTTAACCAGTTGATCATCGTTTTTAATAGACACATCTATATAATCCTTTATCATGGGGGCGATGACGGTTGCACTTCCTGCATCCTTTATCATCTGCCTCAGATCCTTGATTAGTTGATCGATCTGTGCTGATTTCCTTGATGAGTTAAAATATATATCCTTTGCTAATGATGCAAATGTTTTTCCGGCGAAAATTTCTTTATCAGTGTCCATAAATATAAATATGAATATACATATTTTTTATAGAAGTTACTAATAATCATTTTTTACATCACCGGTTTCCTTATACTCAACTTGAATTTTCTTTTGCATATCCTTCATCTTATTGACAACCTTTGTAATATTTTGAGTTTTACAATTTGTCATCTCACGGATATATAGGTACAGGGCCTTTTTATTAAAGTTTTCTATTCTATCAGAATTTCTAAATATCTCTAGGACTGCATATGCGATTTTTAATTCAGCTTCTTTTTTGAAAAACTTTTCTATATTGCCGTCCCAATAATTAAGCATAAGTTTAAAAAACTCGGATATTTCCTTTTTGTTCGTAGGATTTGTGGGAAGTGAACTTAACTCCAAATCTACATTTGGACTCTCTTCGTCATCCACACTCACATGTTTCTTGAATTTTCTATAATTACCATTGTTATATAATATTAAAAAATTCTTTGCAATGATACTGAAGTATGAAAATGCCTTGCCGTTGTCTGGTTTATATTTATGTATCTGACTTACCAAGTTACTAACAACCTCTTGTTGTACCTCCATGTGACTACATTGAAAATACGAAAACTTAAATGTATTTAATATATTCTCAGCTAGTTTATCAAACGCATATGATATGCCCTCATTATATATCTGATTTCTTTTATCTACACACTCGGTTTTATTATATTCAATTATTGCGTTTTCAGTATCTTTTCCAAAATATATTTTTGATTTCTTTTTTCTTTTTTTCTTTATTTGATCGTTCATTTTGTATTTTCTGGGTTAACCCCGTGATCAATGTTTTTTATTATGTCCGATATGTCACCATATATAAACCCCACATCATCATCACTTTTGAAGATTTCACGGACATCTATCTCCTTTACATCTCGTTGAAGTTTCTCTATTTGCTCTCGTATACCAAGTGACCAGTTTTCATATATTTTTACCTTTCTATATAAATTAACTAAAATGTATACACCAATACACAGAACTAGTGTATATATAATAAATCCATAAGATAAAAGAGTTGGGTCGAATTGTATACTAAACATACTTACTACTATCACATATTATTATTTATATGTCAACATAAAACAACAATAGTTATTTTTTATCGTTTTTGTCCGTGGTATCATCGGAATTTTCTTTGGTATTATCATTCTTTGTTGGCACATTACCGAGTGTGCTTCCTGATATATATCCGTCTTGGGATTTGTAACGAGTCTCTGCCCAATAACTACTGTCCTCATCGGGTCTGTGTATTTTATTATACAAATCCATTGATGTTTTTTTCCAAGGTACATAGTAGGGACCACGAGAGTCGGGATCAGTTGGATCGGTGTCTGATGTGTCATATAGGGGTGTTGATATAACATTGTCATCGGTTGGTGTTGGTTTAATCACCGGGGTAGGAGTTGGTAGTGGACTCGGAGTTGGAGTTGGACTCGGAGTTGGAGTTGGACTCGGAGTTGGAGTTGGACTCGGAGTTGGAGTTGGACTCGGAGTTGGAGTTGGACTCGGAGTCGGGGTCGGGGTAGGACTTGGACTCGGAGTTGGAGTTGGACTCGGAGTTGGACTCGGAGTTGGGGTAGGAGTTGGACTCGGAGTCGGGGTAGGACTTGGACTCGGAGTTGGAGTTGGACTCGGACTCGGAGTTGGAGTTGGAGTTGGACTCGGAGTTGGAGTTGGAGTTGGACTCGGAGTTGGAGTTGGAGTAACTTCGGTAGGTTCGTCTACTACGAACTCACTCTCTTCTTGAAACCTCTCGGCAAACGGAAGATTATCTATCCAATTTTTTTTTTCGGAGCATCTGGCTCATCACCAAGAGTCAGCCGTCCACTACTTGCAATGTTATATGCAAGCACCAATGCAATTGCAAGTGGGTCAAACACTACCACTATTATGATGATAAACCACTTTACCACTTGATCCAATGGTGTATTAAAAGACTGAGCTATAAATTTAAAACTTCCTATATCCGTGTCACGAATTGCATCCTTATTCTCAAGAATTCTTTGCTCGTTTGCTCGCAACTTAGCATAGTTTGCTTCAATATCGGATGTATTATCTATCTTATTAGACTCATCTCTTAAGGAATTAACCTTCCCAACGAACACTTGATACTCTGCCTCTATCTCCGCATCAATCTTCTTTATTTGTTCATCGTAGGAAGTTATTGCGGATGACTCGTCTTCATCAATGTTCTTCATAGATTCTGCGGTAGAGGTTCTTTCTGGTGCCTGTGCCTTTGCCAACTCTTCAAGTTTTTTCTTCTTGCTTGAAAATATACCCCCGCCGGAAGATTCAAGATCACTTCTTGATTTATCCAATGTGGCAAGTCTATCCAATAGTTGTTGTCTTCTCAGCGACCTGGATGTGGTATCTGACTTATGTCTGTCTGCAAGGGAATCTTGTCTTGATCGCCTGTCTGACACAAAATCATCATATATCTTTTGGAAACCTGCTATGGTTTCGGTGGACTTTGTGTCAACTGTGGCTGATGAACTTTTCAAGGATACCATCTCTGCTTCAATGTGTGCGTTCTCTTTTGTTATCTGCGTGATGGTATGTTCGTGCATTTCAACCTTTGCACGTGTATCATCGTATGCGTCACTTAAAAACCCATAAATACCAAGTGAGGTGATAGCAACTAGAGTTACCACCGCCACGGTAGAATATATTCGCAACAACTTTGGGATTCTTTCCCAATAACGATACAGAAACGATGTCATCACCAACTTTCCTGCTTCAAGTACACCTGCCATTATCATCGCGGCAATGGATGCTCCTGCGAATAATAAACTAATACCCCACACCGAAAAGAAAGCTGCGGTTCCTGCAACCGCAAGGGCCAAAAGGCCTAAAATTGCCGTAAACATCTTCATAATAATATATATCTCCTAGTTAAGCTTTACACATTCGTCGCACTCTTAGATAAATATAATATAATTATAAAAAAAGAAGGTAAAGTTTGTACCCTCTTGAATTATTGAAGTATTTTTAACCAAGTTTAAAGGATTTTTACCTTTTTTGACTTGGTTTCAATAACTTCTTTCTTTGGGATAATGACATTCAATATTCCGTTGTCAAATTTTGCAGTAATATTTTCTACATCAAGGGTCACTTCATCAACTCGAAACGAACGTTTGAAAGAAGATCTCTTTAACTCCTTGTAAACATATCTTATATCTGCGTCATCAAGTTCAGTTTTTTTGTCACCCGAGATGGTGAGCATTCCGTCTGCATATTCAACCGAGACATCGTCTTTGCTAAGACCCGCAATTTCGGCCTCAATAAGAACTTCGTTCTTTAAGTCGGCAACATTTACACGGGGGTATGAACTATTTCCGAAGAAATTCACCCCAAACTCTTGACTGAATGTTGGAAATGCCTGATTGACTACTTTGTCAAACAACGAGTCGAATGGTGTTAAAAATTCATCTCTTAAATTGGGAACCTGTTTATTAAATCCGGCTCCGGTGGATTTTCCTATATACTTTTTCATTATTATGTCCTGTTATGGTTATGAACCCCGATGTGGGCATCCAGCAAGCAACCTCAATTGAGCGTTGCTCTATAATATAAATATACTATATAAACCTAAATATGTCAAATTTTATGGAGTGAACTTCATAATATCATCCATAGTTGACTTCTCTGCAAGACAGGTCATGTGGTCTGCCCAATGAATTACTCTGGGTAGTTCGGTCTTTAGTCCGACCTCTTTTGAAAAGGATTTTAGGTACTGAATATTTGAGTCATCATACATACCATCGGATAACTTGATCCCGATGAATTCCTTTTCGGTTATTTTAATATCAAAGTGTTGAAGTAACCAGACCGACCTATCTGTAACGGTCATCCAGTGAATGTCTGGGTTGATGTTGTATAACTTGCCCTGGTTTTTTCTATGCCACTCACTTTCGTTGTGTACATATTGTTCCCCATCGGGTGTCCCAAGTTTTCCTAAGTCGTGGTTGAATGCAGCGAACATCATTTCGTCATCGGTGAAGTCGATGTGGGCCCCTATGCTCTGCAATAAGACCTTGACTCCCCTTACGGTCTTACATACCCCAAGGACGTGGTCAATATAACCACCATCGTATGCGTTGTGAAACCTATCTATGCTACTTGCGGGTGATGTTAACGCACGAAGACCTAGACACCCATCATCAGTTCCATACATATACAGCAGCTTTTCCTGCCGTTCACCCGTAAAGGTTTTTTCAATAAAGTCTAAAAACTGCTTGTAGTTTTCTTCAAGTTGAGATTCCGTATAATTTTTCATATAATATATAATATATATATTTTTAGAAACTATCAAGCAAATTCTTTTTTTTCTTTTTTCTTGGTGGTTTAGTTACACCGGAGTGCCGTTTTGTAAACGAGGTCTTGTTTGTTTGATAAAATTCAGTTGATGGCCGGGGATGCCACATATGGAATCCAGTGTTAGTCATATACCCCTCATAGCAACCATTGGGTATGCGTTGAGTTAAATCCAAGTCTTGAAATCCCCAACCTTGGAAAGTTTCATCGTATCCTCCAACTTTTTCAAATATGTCTCGTTTTAGTATAAGTGAAAACTTACCAAAGCTATTATATCCGTCATAACTTCGTTTATCCAAATATATCAAATCGGTGCGTTTAAGTTTTTCTGATTCGGTTTCATTTAGCATTATTATCTTCTCAAACGGACGAACTACATCAACTGAGTCGGGTATACTACGGATTACAAACTTGGTATCCATAAATACATCAACATCATATATCCATATATACTCAAACTGCAATTCATTTACTGAGTAGTTAATCAACTTAGACTTATTAAATACCCCCCCTTCGATAGATTTGGTGATATAACGAACACGGGGAAAGGATTCTAGGACGCGTCTTACCGATTCATCTTCGGAGAGTTGTTCAACCACATAGATGTTGGGAATTCCCGATGCAACCATGTGGCGGAGGTTGAATGCAAGGTTTTCTAACCTATACTTGCAGAGTTTGTAAGTTGGTATTACAATACCAATGCTCATTACTCAGAACTTTGTATTTCCCGTTCCGAAAAAGATGGATCAAGTTGCCTTAATTCTTCCAGTGTGAAGTGGGTCCCAAGATTACTTCCGTTGAACTTAAATACATAACAAGTTTCTTTTGCACCTACCACCGATGAACCCGAGTTTACCGTTAGTCTAACATGGTGGCCATCAAGTGTGTTTTGTGCGCCTATTTCCATGAGAGTGTATCGTGGGTCATAAAACTGCGATTCGTTATCCACCTTCTCATGTGTTACTATATCCGTTATGACTCGGGCCTCGTCTGCGTAAATTGTCATGAAGGATGCGGTAGTCCCTTGGTTGGTCGGTGGGTAGCAGAATATCGTATTTTCTCTGCAATTCTTCCATGACAGTCCCATTGCAGTTCCTGTTGATGATTTAGACCCTGACCAAGATGGTCTATTTACTCCCTTGCTATGGAATGTTGCGCCATCCTTGTTGTTAATAAGTGCGGAGTCTCCATCGGTTAATATTGATGTAATCGATTTGTCAATAGAGTTTGAATTCTCTGGTATAAATTGTTCGTATTCGTCAATGCAACATGAGTTTGAAAGACAAAGTACACGATTGTTACTAAGTTTTGTGGCCGAATAAATGTTTGCCCAGTGTGTGTCGGGTAGTTCATCGCCATTAATTTTTGTTGCAGAAATACGAAGATTCTTTTCCACTATCGTAGTGCCGGCCGAGGAAACTGGTATGATTTCTATGAGTTCCTTGTCTGGCAGTGAAAGTCCGAATGAATTTGTAATAGGACTCCACTCGGGGTCTGATTCATATTCTCCTTGGGAGTTTTCAATCAGAGCATCCACCTTGAATCCTATGTTGTACGGCATCTCTACCTTAAATTGATATTGGTCATCTCCACCAACTGCGTCGATTACTGAGTTTACCAGTTTTACTTCAAACACCGAACCTTCTTCATATTCTATATCGGAGTGCTTTTGATTCCCTTTAACAAATATGTCGTTGTCATTGTCAAGGTTGTCTGCACAACTACCTCTCCACTCAAGTGTTGGTACTATTCTACTTGCCTTTATATCATCGGCATTTGTAAGAAGAACCTCGGGGGAAGCTAACTTATCTTTAATATTTATATTTGCAGTAGATTGTGTTATGACCTTGAGTTTTACAGAAACTTCACCTATCCCTGTACAATACTCGGTGGAGGCTTTGTTGAAGTCAATTATTTTGAAGTATTCAATTTCGTCATCATCCTTTACTCCCGCCTCAGCTTCGTTATGCAGAATTCCGATATCAATGTGATGCACATATGTTTCAGATCCTATTAGCTGCTCATGTGATGTAGATTGAGGGCCCTCAAGTTTGTTGTACTCAATTTGAAGAAGCAAGTGGTTGCGACTCGAAACGGTACCTGTGTTATCAACTCTGATTTTCCATCCCGTGGAGATGAAGTTTCCATCTGAGTCGTTATAGACATGGGGATCGATTCTTAGACTATATTCCTCTAGTATTTCACGTCCACCTGTCGGTGAACCCGTTAACGGTCGGTAGTTTGTCACTATTGCGGTGTGTGTTCCGGTGGATACAAACAATGGTTTGCTGATTGTAGGTTCAAAAAACGCATGAACCGCATTTGACCCGACTGGTTTGAACTTGGATCCTGCGGTATTCAGTATGGCCGTTTGATTCGCAAGATAATATACCATACCCGGATCTAACTCAGGAGAGTCCTCTGAAAATGTTATCTTGCCGAAAAATACCACCTTTGCGGTATATCCGGCGTCGGGGACATCTTGGCCGTCTTGGCAAGTAACTCTGACCTTCTCTACTATCGCAAGAGATTCGATTAAGTGTTCTGGATCCTTAAAGTAGTTTGAATTGTCAATCTCAGCAGATGCTAAATCATAACCACCCTTAGTTGCGTTGTAAAATACTGCGTCACCTTCCTTTGGGCAATCGTATACCAACTTTACGATGTCTGCGACTTGAGTTATGTGGTCTTGCTTGTCTTCCAAGTAAATCTCCCGGAGTGCTTCTCGTAATTTGTCCGTTGACACAACAGTGATGTCGTTGCCGTCTGTGGGTTGTATTTCTGTCCACCCGGTTGAATTACATGATGATCCAGATCCTCCACCCGAACCACACTTTGACATATTAAATGCTGAATTTGACATAACCGTTTCCTTAAATATTCTGTGTTATTCCTGGTTTAAGTGATTTGACAGGGTCTATTACCCGTTCCCAAACCAGATGATACTTTGTTTCTGTGCTTGAACTACCTGCCACATTGATTGCCCTAACTCGTTTGTATATGTATATCTGGTCCACCTCAAGTTTCTCTGCGGTTTGGGATACATATGTAACAAAACTATAGTCACCCTCTGAACTATCCCCTATAAAAAGACCTTTGTGTGGCCAGGTTCTATCCAGAAAGTTTATTATTTCGTCCACCTCATTTCCTTCGGCATCGATGCTAATTGGAGGAGACCCAGCGCACGAATCACCTCCGTCTGTTTGTTTGCATGAATAGAAGGTAAAATGCTTATACCTAAAATTTCCTATGTCGTATAGTGATCCCATTATGAAATTTTCCTTACATATGTCCAAAATGAACCATCGGTTGCATCCATTTTTACATACTCATGTGATTCAAATTGTTCGTGTTGCTCTCCGTCCTGTGTGTATTCAAATATAAAGGTTATTATGCTTTTATCGTGTGTACTCGCACTTGGCCAAGCAACATTTAGAAACTTACTTGAAAAACTCTCAAGTTCGGTTTGACCAGTAAATAACCTACTGCGGTTTACGGTGAAACTCTGTTCATGTCGTTGTCTGTGTGGTGTACACGGACTCCCACTTGTGGGGTCAATTGAATTACAAGCATCCTTTGGATTTGGATATGCTTGTTGATTAAGTATAAGTATCTTGGTTGGTGACACCGCATAAAATGCCGGTTTTGCATACGCCAAGACCTGACCTGAAGTATGTGATCGTGAAAACGGACTGATTGCGGCTGTGTTCCTAAATGGGGAGGTCCCGTTCATCAATGGTTTTAGCTTCGTGGTAATCAGTGTATTTTCTTTCATAATATAACCACCGATTTCCTCGGCCGAGTAGTCATAGATAGAGTTTCTAAGTTCCGTTGTTTGGTTCGTGGCAGCCAATTGGTCTGCGTTGATTGGGAACGATTCTATATAATAGGTGTACCCAGTTAAAAATAGTTGGTCGAGTACATGGGTTTCGGTGCGGGTCGTCTTGGTACCGTTGTCGTTTTCGGTGGTGAGTCGGGCCTCGTATGAAGGCGGTGCGAATTCAACCATGCCACTGGTTTGTATTTCAAAAAAGTCACTAGTTGAGTTTATTACAATACCCAACATATCACATCCATAATTATCGTCTTCAACGGGAGCATCGTCACCTGTGAGTTTCATCTGAGCAGCTGAGTTACATAACGCATATTGTGTAGTTCCACTTTCCCGACCGAGGAAGTTTGGTAACACGGATTCTTCTATAAGTGAGGTGTCATATGTTGATGTGGTAGTAAAGTTATCAATTTTCGTGCGGACGGATGATCGCTTGATCCGAAGTACATCACCTGTCTTTATGCTATTACATGCGGATGGTTCATATACAACAAACTTCGAGGCCTGTTCATCTGAGTTGCATACCAACCCACGATAGTTTACAAGAACACCTGATGTTTTGGAAGATGCAATCAACATGGGTTTGGAGACTACAACTGCATCTTGGAGAAAATCACTGGGGTCAAATTCAATAAGAGTGCCACGCGTGCCCAGAAAATATGTCAACCCAGGAATTAATAATTGATTTTTATAAATTCTGGTCATCTGGGTATCGTTGGGGTCAATGGGTCGTTTTTCAATAGAAAGTGGACCACCAATAGTTTCTTCGTCCCACTCCCAACTTATGAAACCATTAAACACTAAACTGAATTTTTCAATTAGTGGATTTTTTTGTGTGCTATTCTCCGAGAGCTTTACCTTGCGGATAATACCCACGGCCTCAGCTTCGTCTAGGGATGTACTTGTTGCTTTGGCAAATTTATTTGAACTCGATGCATATAAAATGTCACCAACTTCATATGTTTGTAATTCACCATTAACATGGGTTTGTAAATAGTTTCCTGCAAATGATTGTTCGGAGGCTCCTGGTGAGTCTGTAAATTCGATGCCCGATCCATCGTTTCTTATTTTGATATAACCACCACGATTTTCTTCGTAGGTATCGGGCACGTCTCGTAGGTTTTTAAAATCAATACCAACTTCGTTATTTGCTATCTTGGTTAGTTCCAAGGCAAGTGATGTTGCGGATATTCCTTTGGTCTCTCCGGTGGGTGATGCTGAATTAGATTTGGAGTCTGTATCCACCACAATAAACAAATCTTCTGGTTCAAGTTTGTTTAATCTATTTAGGTCGGTTATTTTCTGGTTAGCCATTGGTAAAGTGGGGAGATCTACTGAATCTATAAATATACATATATTCTTATATGATATATAAATATTATTTCGACAAACTTTTTAACTTAGTAATTATAAATTTTACCAATTGACTGCGTACAATATCGTCTTCTGTGAACTTAAATGTCTGTATTCCGTGTGTTTTTGACACCTCATCGTGAAATAAATCCAGAATATTGTTAAACCCACTGCGGTTGCCAATATCACTTTGCATGGCATCTCCACATATAAATACTTTACACTTTTCACCTATACGGGTCATAATGGTTATTAATTCCTTTTCAGATAGGTTCTGTGCCTCGTCTACTAGAATAAACTTGTTTTCCCAACTTGCACCACGGAGAAAACCTACAGGAATCCCATATATCCGTTCTTCTTCTTGTAAATATTTAATATCTATTGGATCAAGTAATTCTTCTAGTTTATCTTTAAATGGTTCTAGATACGGGGCCATTTTATCATCTTGAGCTCCCGGTAAAAATCCAAGTTTCGAGTCGGAGCTTTCAACTGCACTTCTTACATATATCATTTCTTCTATTATACTTTCTTGGAATAGTTGCAGTCCGCAATACACACTTAGCCATGTTTTTGCCGTACCGGCCGGTCCGTCTACAAATATAAGCTTAGTCTCCTCGTCCATAACTATAGAGATGAAGTGCTTTTGCTTGTCTGTGAACGGTTTGTTTGCCTTTACCTTTATTGGTCTGGCTAGTTGGTTGCCGTGAATTTCTGATTCAATGTGGGCATTAGCCAAGAGATTCTTGTTTACCGTTTTTGTTTTTTTCCTTGACATCGTGTTTTCTCCGCGTTATGGCTTATAAAGTGTGTTATAACTTATAAGTCTTTATTATTACTGTTTTTATTAAGCGCTTTAAGCTTATTCGATAGTACTGTACAGATTTCATATTCTTCAATATCAGTAAAATATTTTATGAGGTTTTTCAAATTAACTGTATAACTTTCTTTTTTTATGATGACTTCCAAATTAGTGTCATTAAAACTAAATACATTTATCTTGCTGGGTATGCCGTCTTCTGTTATTTGCTTGAAACATTCGTATACATGTAACATATATACTGATTTCCGTTTTGCAATATCTTTTTTCAGAATTTGGTTATCATTTGGAATTTTAAAAACTTTATTACCCATATCTATAAGTATATTTAAAACAATAATATTATTTAGAAATGACAAAACGATTTTTCAAAAGATACAAGAAACTTGATGATGAGGGCGCAACAAACTCACCCCAACCACATCACCCAGAACCAGATAATCAACCAACTTCAGATAAACCCACCGGGTTTGTTGATTTGGCTAATAATTTAACGAGGGCTCTTGTTGATTGGCAACGAGCTGGACGTCCCGTTGTAACAAGTGAGCAATGGAATAGACGATTATCAATATGTAGAGGGTGTGAGTATTGGCGAGAGTTTAAAAAAACAAAAATAGCTAAGTGTGCAAAATGTGGGTGCAGTAGTGGTAAGTTGTTACTTGCAACTAGCAAATGTCCACTAACTCCACCGAAGTGGACAAGTGAATCCTAATGTATCCCAAAGTTTTTATAGTTTTTATAATTTTTTTTTGAGCTTGTGTATATTTATTTACAATGAATGATGCAAACTACAAGTTAACTACCGTTAAGGTGCTTTCTGAAAACTACTCCAAGTTTAAGTTGAAAACAATTGATTCCCAAATGACTCTGCAAAAGCTTGTCAATCGGGCAATTGAAAAATACTTAAACGATGACTCGTTTGAAAAGAAACTTGATGCTGTGAAAATATTTGAGAACGACCCGAAGTATTAAAATAGTTGACTTATATTATTTTGTTTAATAGTATGAGTGTTTGAAAAATAAGATTTTATTAATTGGGGACGATATACGTCACACGACCGGTGTGGCAAACATCTTAAAACAAATCATACTTCATTTAGTATCTGACTTCGATTTCGTGCAACTTGCGTGTGGGAAATCACGAACAAATCCAAGTATAGTAGATGTATCCGAATCTGTATCAAAAATTACAGGTCATACCAACTCATCGGTCCGATTACATGAAACTAACGGATATTCTTCAGCTGATCAACTTAGAAGCACATTGCTTATGGAATCACCTGACGCGGTGGTTATTATGACGGACCCACATCGTTATGGTTGGTTATTTGAAATAGAACATGAAGTTAGAACCGTTTGTCCATTATTATATTATCATGTGTGGGACAACGACCCATATCCAAAGTTTTTAAAATCAATATACAATAGTTGCGACTGGGTTGGATGTATAAGCATTACTACAAAAAAATGTATTGAAAAAATATGTCCAGAGCATACAAACTACACACTTGTACCTCACGGAGTTAATACAAAAATATATCATCAACAACCCGATAAACAAATAATACACAATAGAATAGATTTCCTTGGTCAAGACTATAAGTTTGTTTTGTTCTGTAATAATGCTAACACATCACGTAAACAACTTGCAAATTTAATTGAGGGGTTTTCTGTATTCTACGAAAATTCCGTATCCGAGTGTGATAAGGGAGGAGTTGCTTTGTTATTGCACACCAACCCAGACTCACCGACTGGTCCCGACATAAATTGCTTGCTTGATGATTTATTTCCCGACTTACCCGTATTTCTATCAAGTGAAACGGTCACCGAGTCCGTTTTAAATAATATGTACAACCTGGCACATTGCACTATAAATGTTGCATCGGCCGAGGGGTTTGGTTTAGCAACCCTTGAATCAGTCGCTGCGAAAACTCCTATAATAATATCACACACAGGGGGGTTAAAGGACCAATATGATAAACGATGGGCAGAAAAGATAGAACCCACGATTCGCTTATTATCTGGTACGCAGAAAACTCCGTATATATATTCGGATATATGCTCATCCATTGATATATCGGCGGCCATTGGCCAAATGTATTCACGGATTTCTTGTGGTGACATTGACATGAGTGATTCTGACAATTTTTTGGAAACTAATAAATTTACAACCAGACAAATGTGTAAATCCATTGGTCAAGGTATACATCATACAATAGAGACGTTTACACCCAGAGACCAATTTAAATTTACAAAGGTATTCGTGGAATGAAAAACTTACTCGTCTTTGAGTCACCCATTACATCACTATCAGGATGTGGTGAACACGCACGTGAAATTGCATCTTATTTAATTAAGATGGATTCTGAGTTTGATATATACTTTGTAGACTCTCGGTGGGGAACATCCCAAAAGTCTATGAAATTCAATGATTCGGATATAACTAGAATCTTTAATAAACAACTAACCGATGACGATGTGAGTGATATCCATGTGTATATAAAACTTGGTTCTCCGTCTGAGTTTAAAAAGATAGGAAGGCATAATATTGGAATTAGTGCGGTGGTGGAGTCTACATTGTGTCACGATTCCTTCTTACATGGTTGTAATAAAATGGATCAAGTCATTGTTTCGTCTGAGTTCAGCAAAACAACATTAGAGGATAGTTATTCCCATCATAGTATTCCGGCGCAGACTTCGATAAACATAATACCAGAGTGTGTATACTATACATCACAACCAACTACCACACATGACTCACGTAGTGTTTCTGACTTTATGGAGGGGGTTGATGAAGAGTTTTGCTATTTGTACAACGGAGCATGGGATCTGGATCACACCACAGACAGAAAGAATGTTGATACGTTAATCAGAACATTCATTCATGCATTTAAGGATATTGACGAGAAACCCGCACTTGTACTAAAAACCCATAATAGAAATTTTAGTGAATCGGATTATACTAAAATATACAAATCCATTCAAACTATTATCAAGGATTCTCACATAAAAACACCGAGTATATATCTACTACACGGAAACCTAACACCTGGTCAGTTGGAAAGTCTATACAGTCACGATAAAATAAAATGTGGATTAAATATGTCACATGGTGAAAGCTTCGGCCGCCCTATATTAGAAACCATACTTGCAAATAAACCCATACTAATACCAAGTTGGTCAGGTCCACTTGATTATTTACCGAACGATCTATTTCACATCGGTGGTAGGTTGGTAGAAAATCCCGAGGTAGATGGTAGTTTCATTAAAGGTGGGAATTGGTTTGATGTAGATACAAGCAGTGCGTCTACAAAAATACTGGATGTCTTTTCAGAAATAGAAAAATATCAATTGGAAATTCAAGAAATCTCCAAGCAGCTCACATCAAAATATAACAAGAATTCTATATTCAATAAGTACAAACAACTATTAGACTCATATTTATAATATTATTATGTTATGAGTTACTATGCTAAGTATTTACAGAAATTGATTGGTGGTACTTTGGCAATATCAAGGAATAAACTTGAACCGGGCCATATAGTTTCATTCAGATATAGATCAGAAACTACGAGGAGACGGATAAATCGTTTGGTTTTAATTTTGGGAAAGTTCAATAAAGGTGGGGGTATGTTATTACATGGTCTAAATCTAGAACACATTCCACATGATAAGTTATATGTATTTTTAAAAAGGGTAATAATAAAGGATACTTTGTCGTTGATAAAACGAAAGTATGAAATAAAAGGTCCGTTTTCTCAGTTAATTGACCGACCCAAGACATTTTATGTTAAATATATAAAACCAAATCTATTGGAGTATGATTGCTACCGCACATATAAATTGTACGAAATAAAACAACCCACGTGTTATATGTTGAATTGGAGACAGTTGCGGTTGTTTGATAACACCACAAAAAAACCGGTATTAATTGATAAAGACGAAACCTTGGTGGGGATTGCCCGTAGTCGTAGAATATTAAACGAGATTTTAAAAAGTGACATTGGGACACTGAATAATGCTCGGTTCAAAAAGTTGATAAACGAAAGATTTGGAAGTATGGCCTCATTTTATGAAATCTTAGAAGATCTAGAAAACTACTCAGAGTCACCAAACACAGACCAAACCAACGATGACTTCAATGCATCCAAGACTTAAAATCAGCTATGCTATATGCGTAAAGGACGAAACCCAATCTTTAGCGGATTTATTAGATGCTATTAAGTTACATAAAGATGATATAGATGAGATTGTAATAATAAATGACTTTGCCACAAACGAAGTTACCAAGAAGCAACTACTCAGAGCAGACACACTTGTGTCAAAAAAGTTACTCGGTGACTACGCATCTCATAAAAATCTATTTTTTGATATATGCAAGGGAGACTACATATTCAATATAGATGCAGATGAAATTCCGTCCAGTAAACTATTAAAGCAACTGAAAGTTATATTAAAAACAAATCCCAACATAGAGCTCTTTGCGTTACCCAGATGTAATTACATAACGGGAATAACACCAAAAATAATAAAGGAATGGGGTTGTCGTGAAGAGCGTGATGGGAGACTTAACTTTCCTGATTATCAAGGTCGGATATATAAAAATTCAAAACGATTAAGTTGGGTTGGTTCGGTGCATGAACAGATACACGGTCATCGTGGCATGAAAAAATTATCAGAGACCAGTGGTCATTACCTAACACACACCAAAGAATTACAAAACCAAATAAGAAATAACTTAAAATACAGAGAACTGAAGAAAAAACTTGTAAGTGATTCCCGTGTGGGTATCGTGTGTTGCTACTTTAACCCATGCAATTATACAAGCAAGTTCATTAATTTTATCAAATTCATAGACCACCTAAAATCGTGTGGAGTCACCCCACTTGTAGTAGAGGCATACACAGATTCATCATCATACCGAATTAACAACTTCTCAGACAATACAATTTCACTGAAATGTAATTCTGTGTATTGGCAAAAAGAATCACTACTAAACGCAGGAATAACCCACCTCTTGAAAGAAAATTATGAATACATCATGTGGGTTGACGCTGACATAGAATTTTTAACAAACGATTGGTTAGAACACATTACTCGTTCGGCTGAGTTCTATGGAGTATCTCAAATATTTAAAAAGTCTACCAAGGATATCACGCAATGTTTAGAAAATGAAAAGATGTCAACTTGCTATTACTTCACGGGAAACTCACGGACTGACTTAGATGGTATACTGGCCAGACAAGGTGAACCTGGATATGGATATTGTTACCACCGCAGCTTCTTGGAACAGAATTTATTGTTTGATAAGGCCATAGTGGGTGCAGGTGACATCGCAAATCTTCTTGGAATGTATTGTAATCCGGATAACTTGGAACTGATTAAAAATGATAGATTTTTTATCAACACCACACAAGATTTCTTCAATTCATTTAAAGAGTGGTCACTTAGAAACAAACAACTGCAATACGGTGTCGGGTATGCCAATGTGGAAATCAAGGTACATCCACACGGAACTATTAATAACCGAAAATATAGAACACGAGAAAACATAATCAAGAAGTGTGCATTTAACCCAACACACGATTTAATAAAAACGAATACCGGATTATATGAACTTACGAACACGAAACTTGAGAAAGCAATAAAAATGTACTTCTCAGAGAGAGATGAGGATTCCCACTTAACCCCTGCCGAGATTACAAACGCGGACACGGTATATCAGATGTCCACAACAAAAAATTTAAAGTTTGTAAAAGAAACCACACACTCACTCATATCAAACTATACACCACGGAAACTAAAAAACTTTAAACTAAATAAGAACAGCAACCATGTAATAGTTGTTGGTAAGTGTTCTGAAAAAAAGTTTTCAATTGAACGAGTTTCTTCCAAGTGCAAGGTGGTGGTGGACACATCCGGCCGTCCGAGTATCAACTCGCATACACATTCTGCTGGTATGGGTATATATGGAATTTATTTAAGTTTCATAGTTATGTTTTACAAAGAACTTCCTGAGTATTGTATATTTGTTAACGAGGGTATTGGAAACAAAGATTATGTCCGCATATTAAACAATGTAATAGATAATATATCCGAGGTGAGGTCAACACAACCAATAGTCGGTGAATATACAAAAATAGCAATAGACCAACACACCATAGTTAAAAACTATAAATCTATGCGGATTTGGTGGAAAGAAAACACAAAACACGAATATGATCACAGAAGAATGTATCTAAAAAGTGGAAACTTTATAGTAACCCGAAACGAGATTTATAAGCACCCAGTTAACTATTACTCACAAATACTAAACAACATGAAACGATCCATCGAGGGAGAGGAGTTCATGGTAAGTCGGGCATTCCACCACCTATTAAAATGATAAAAATCATTATACACATATTCCCACACGAACTGATTGAATACAAACGAGTAATTCATCAGTTAAATACCACCGAGCTTGTCGTGGATGTGTGTGAGGTGCAGATTTTGAGTTGCCTGAATCTAAATGAGGATGTGTGTGTTATTAATGATCCCCGCGCAGAAATCACATATGAGTTTAAAAAGATAAACTCATACAGTGACCTAAATGTAATTCCGACTATAAATCTAGACACAAACATTGCGGGGGTTAACGAACACAGACGAACGTGTATTAACGAATCATCGGATGAAGATATGTTAATTTTTATAGATTCTGATTTGCACTTCCACTCAGACCTCTTAATGTCTACACTGATCAACGCAACTAAGTTACATGAACAACAAGACTATTTTATACTAACCCCACAGTGCGTCCGGTTGTGGGACACCACGTGGGATTGTTTAGTCAATGAACGTTTCATCAAACAACCACTTAGGTTTTGTGACACTATAATACCAGAACACTATTCATCTGAAACATATGGATGTTGTAAGTTAACCAAACTTAGTACATTTAAGTGGGCAGGTGGGTGGTTTACGTGCATATCATCTAAACTCGCAAAGTTGATCGGAATTCCGTCCAAGTTTGTTGGGTACGGGCCCGATGACACATTCATGATGGAGTGTTGCAAGCACCTAAAGAGATTGGGTTGGAATGTAACACAATACATACAAAGTGGGTGGGTGGTGTGTGAAGACCGAACCTTAATTAAAAAGAATCGTTTGTTTTTTAAAAATAACATTAACTTCAGAGATAACTGCAATAGTATATTTTATGACGAACTTAGTTTTTTTAAAAAAAGAATTCAGTCCAATATATATAATAACAATGGAAGTTAAAAAAATAGTAGTTTGCTCACTCCTGCTCTCCACCGTTTTATTTTCGACCGGGTGCTTTAACGTATCATGGGGTCTGAAAGAACAACGACAAGAGATTGCCGGAGAAATTGACAGAAAGGAAGGAGAATTAAATCGTCACACAAAAGCATTTGTATCGGGAACAGTTGATGCGTTATCTTTATCAAAAGATAAATCAAAAGAAGATTTGGTTGCACTTAACCTAGCACAAAAAGCACAAGAAATTGTGGGACTCCCACAACCAGGTGACAAGATTCACATAGAAGATGTTATATCAAGCAACGAAGTTGCTATTGAAAACTTAACCGACAGAGATACCGATGTTATTAAGTTAAGCAGACGAAAAGAATTATTAGGACACGACCTAAAAGATACCGAAGAAAAACTAATAAGTCTTGGTGAATTAAAAGCACAGGAAGATAAAGATGGATTTTTCTCTTCGTTATGGATGTGGTTAACAGGAACATTCGGATTGCTTGGAGCAGTTGCAATATGCGTTATAGCAGGACCTGCATTGATACCAGTTTTTGGCCAAATACTTGCTTGGTTAGTTGGTAAGTTACCTGGATTAATAGGTTGGGTTGGAATAACAAGTAGTAAAATGACATCAAACATTATCAAAGGAGTCCACGATGCCAAGGAAAAAATTCGTTCAGTTGATGATGATAAAAAACTTAGCAAAAGTGAAATTCTTAATATTTTTGGTTCTTCATTAGGAAATTCCACCAACACATCCGATAAATCTGCAATAGATAGAATCAAAAGAAACTTCAAGTGAAACACATCACAATAAAAGGTAAAACTTTTAAAGGTGATATTACCCGAGGGAAAGCCAGTAATGCTCTTGGATTTATGTGGAGACCGGGAATGCCGAAACAAAGCATCCTAATAGAAAATTGCACCATTGATGCAGGTCCCGTTGCAGAAGGTCTGAAATTATCATACTGTCACGATGTTATAGTGAAGAACAGCACAATCATTGGTGGGTTTGAGGATTGTGTTGATATAGTTCGTGGGGGGAATATTACATTTCTCAAGTGTAAGTTTATTTCAAAAAACACCAAGCACCACTTTACCATTAAATGTATGGTTGATGACATTAAGATTGTTGATTGTGTTTTTATTAACGATTTCCGCACGATTATAGACGGTGCGTTTGTCGACTTGGGGAATTGGAGTGACTATGATGTGGACAACCTACCCAAAACAAAAAACATATTGATTTCAAATTGCAAGTTTAAGAATGTATCTTGGTGGAAACAACTAATTTCAAGGAGGTTGTATTCAGAAACTCCCAAGGTCAATGGGCCCGGTGTTATATTTAGAGTACCCAAGTTTGCCGTATACATTTTCTGGTTAATTCGCAGATATCAAGTTAAAACACATAAATAAACCCACCTTTGTTATATTTATAATAAAAGGTTATATTACACTTAAATTTATGGAGATTGTGTTTTATGAAGATTGGAGTTGTTGGTAACGGGTTCGTGGGTCATGCGATGACATTGCTTAGCCCATATGTAGAAGTATTGGTATGGGACGTCGTTCCCGAAAAGAGAGATCCAAAGACACTGGATATTGAAACATTTGTGGAGGAGTCCGAAATTATTTTCGTTGCAGTTCCGACACCAATGAATAAAGACGGAAGTTGTAATGTTGATATTGTTCGTGCGGTTTGTGAAGAGATACAGGAGATCGATGATAGCAAGTATATTGTTCTCCGTTCAACAGTTCCTCCCGGAACATCCGAAGAACTTGACGTAGCATTTATGCCGGAATTTTTAACCGAAAAGAATTGGAAAGATGACTTCAAGAATTGTGACCAATGGATTCTCGGTTCAACTGATCCTTTTCTGTATGAGAAAATGAAACGTATGTTTGAACTTGCATATAACGAAGGTGGTGGGTCTGTGGTGAACAAGAACATCATTCAGTGCAAACCTACCGAGGCAGAGATGATAAAGTATTTGAAAAACGTATTTCTTAGTGTTAAGGTTGGGTTCTTCAATGAACTTGAATCTATATGCTCAGAACTAGATATTGATTACGAGAACGTTCGGTGTATAGCAACACAGGACAAACGAATAGGAACAGGACACACTAAAGTACCAGGACATGACGGAAAGCGGGGTTTCGGTGGAACTTGTTTTCCAAAAGACACCA